GAGCGATGGCGCCCCGAAGGCGGGTGTCTGGGAAATCTGGTGCAAATCCGAGAACCGGGTCATCTGGGTAACGCTAGGCATTGACGAGGTTCTGGACGAGGGCGAGCCGCATCTGAAACTGGAGGGCTTCTTTCCGTGCCCGCGGCCAGCCTATTCCACGGTGCAGCGGCGAACGCTGATCCCCGTGCCCGACATGCTGTTCTATAAGGATCAGCTAGAGGAGATCAACGAACTCACGGCCCGGATTGGCGCGCTGTCCGAGGCGCTGCAGGTCAGGGGCTTCTATCCGGCCGGCGCCGGCGAACTTGGCGACGCCATCGAGGCGGCAATCAAGCAGACCGTCAACAATCAAGTGCTGATCCCGGTTTCTAACTGGTCGCTGCTCGGCGGTGCCGCGGCCAAGGACACGATCGTCTGGCTGCCGATTGACCAGATCGCGACCACGATTGTGCAGTGCGTTGAACTTCGCAAGCAGCTCATTGCCGACGTCTATGAGATCACGGGACTGTCCGACATCATGCGCGGCGCGACCGAGGCCAGCGAGACGGCCACGGCGCAGCAGCTCAAGAGCCAATATGGCTCCGTGCGCATCAAGGACCGGCAGAACGAACTGGCGCGCTTTGCGCGGGATCTGGTGAGGATTTCGGCCGAGATCATGGCCGAGAACTTCACATCCAAGACCATGCTCGAAATGTCTCAGTTTGAGATCGAGACGGATGCCGAGATCAAGGCCAAGGTCAAGCCGCTGGAAGCGCAGATCAAGCAGATCGTCGCCCAGGTCGAGCAGGCCAAGGCCGATCCACAGATGCAGGCGCAGGCTCAGCAGAACCCGCAAGCCGCCCAGCAGATGCTTCAGCAGGCTCAGCAGCAGGCCGAGGGCATCAAGAAGCAGATCGACAAGCTGAACGAGACGGCGACGGTCGAGAAGGTCATGAAGCTGCTGCGCGACCAGCGCACGCGGCCGTTCGTGCTGGACATCGAGACGGATTCGACCATCGCGCCGGACGAGAACGCGCAGAAGCAGCGGGCAACTGAGTTTGTGACTGCGGTCGGCGGCTTCATGGGCCAGGTGATCCCGATGGTGCAGCAGGTGCCGCAGTCGGCCAAGCTGGCTGCAGAGACGCTGAAATACGTCGCCAGCCAGTTCCGCGCCGGTCGCCAGTTGGAAGGCGTGATCGAAGAGTTCGCCGACGATATGGCGGTGATGTCGCAGCAGCCCAAGCCAAACCCCGAGCAGGTGAAAGCCGAGGCTGAAGCCAAAGCGCTGGAGGCAAAGACGGCCACTGATGCGCAGGCAGCCCAGGCTGATGCGTCCGAGCGCATGGCCAACGCCCAGAAGACGGCTATCGAGGCGCAGTCCAAGGCGGCCGATGACGAACTCAAGCGCCGTGTGACCGAACAGCAGGAATTCGACGCGGCGCAGCAGCGTCAGATCGAGATGGAAGGTAAGGAACGCCTTCTGGCCTACGAATACGATTGCAAGGTGCAGAAGCACGATCAGGAGATGGAGCTCGGCGCGCTCGCGATCGAGAAGCTGCGGCTGGAGATCGAAGGCGTGAAGGTCAAGACCGATGCGACGGTCGCACAGACCGCGGCCAAGATCGACCAGACGAACACGCAAACCGACAACTCAATCCGCACCACCGATGCGAGCGTGCAGGCAACTGCTGATAGCACTGCAATCAAGGCGCAGGCGGCGAAGCAGAAGGCGACGGAGCCAGCGTAATGCGTGGAACGTGGGTCTATCGCAACGGCCGATTGGTCGAGAAGGGCGGGCCAGATGATATTCGACCGGCTGCTCAGCGTTCTGATCTTCCTTGCCCTATGCTCATTAGCGATGAGATGCCGGCAGCCGAGCACGTTGACGGTCGTTTCTACACGTCAAAGGCGGCGTTCCGCGCGGTGACGCGGGCGAATGGCCTGACTGAGGTCGGAAACGAGAAGCTGCCACGGACCAAGCCGAGGATGTCAAAAGCCAAGCGCGAGGCCGGCATCAACCAGGCCGTTGAAAAAGCCTTCGCGCGAGTTTCGTAACACATTCCCTCAGACGGAGAACGTAAATGACCGATGCGGCAGTTATCGCTGATAGCGGACCCGCGCCAGAAGCCCCCGCCGGCGCCGTCATCAACGAGAACGCCGGTTCATTCAATGAGCCATTGGGCTCGCAGGCACCGGAAGCGAAGCCGAGCGCGGAGCCGGCCAAGTCCGCATCGCTCAACGACAGCATTGATCGCGCCTTTGCGAAGGTCGAGGCGAAGCAGGCCGAACCTGACAAGCCAGCCGAGAAGCCGGCCAAGCCCGAGGCAAAGGTCGACGCCAAGGCTGAGCCAAAAGCCGCACCGGAGCGCGGCGAGGGCGGAAAGTTCGTTGCCAAGGAGCCAAAGCCGGGCGAACAGCCGCAGGCCAAGGCTCCCGAGCAGGTCAAGCCGAGTTTCACCGCCAGCGAAGCACCATCGCGCTTCTCTGACGATGCCAAGAAGGAATGGGCGACAGCGCCCGAGTCCGTGCGCAAAGAGACCGAGCGCGCGATCAAGGAGCTGACGGACGGGTTCCAGAAGTACAAGCAGTCGGCCGAGCGCGATAGCACGCTCAACGAATTTCACGAGATGGCCAAGGCCAGCGGCAAGGATCTGTCCGGCGTCGTCCGCGAGTACGTCAACATGGAGCAGAAGCTCCGCACGGACCTCGTTGGTGGTCTGGACCTGATCTGCCAGCGCGTTGGCGTGTCACTTCGCGATGTGGCCGCGCACGTCATGGGCCAGAAGCCCGAAGAGCAGGCCATCCAGCAGGATGCGACCATTCGCGAACTGAAACAGCAAATCGGCCGCCTTGAGCAGCAGCTCGGCGGCGTAACACAGACCATCGAGCAGCAGCGCGAGCAGGCGACGCTGACCGAGATCAACAAATTCGCGGCGGATCACCCGCGCTTCGAAGAACTGGCTGAGGACATCAGTTTCTTTCTGAAGTCGGGCCGCGCGAAAGACCTTCCAGAGGCCTATCAGTTGGCGGAACGGCTCAACCCCGCGCCCGCCGCTGCGGCCAAGGATGACACCCAAGCAGCCTCATCCGCTGCGCCTGAGCCCCCGGTTCAACCCGACAAGGGCACAAAATCCATCAACGGCGCCCCTTCGCCCGGCCTCACAAGCCCATCCGCGAAAAAGCGCGTCGCCAGATCCCTCGATGAATCCCTGAACATCGCCTTTGGGCGGGCAGGGTAGGAGATAAACAATGTCTATCAATGCCGTGACTGCTTATCAGCAGGTGCTTTCGATGGCACTTGAAGAGCGCTCGCCGGCTTGGCAGGACCTCGTTTCGAACTCGAACGCGCTCCTGGCCGTGCTGCGGCGTAAAGGATTGTGGGAGTCCTATTCCGGGCCCCGCATTCGTGAAACCCTCCAGATCGCGAAGCAGGATGCCCAGTGGTATTCCGGCTATGACTTCCTGGACAATCCCCCGATCGAGCTGTTCAACGACGCCTACTACACCCCGAAGATGGTGGCGATCCCGATCAGCTTGACGATGGAGGAAATCCTCAACAACCAAGGCGCCAACCAGCTCAAGCCGGTGCTGAAATCCTATATGATGGCTGCAGAAAGCGCGTTGGAAGACGCGATGGACACCGCCATTCACTCGGACGGCACGGCCAACGGCGGCAAGCAGCTCACTGGTCTTGCCGCCGCGGTTCCGGTCGTCGCCAACACGGGCACCTATGGCGGCATCTCGCGCACGGACTATTCGATCTGGCGCACCACCACCTATGACCTGCATTCCGCGTTCTCAACCATCGGCACTCAGGTCAGCTCGACCACTATCCGGCCGTTCCTGAACCGCATCATGACGGCCCGCTCCCGCGGCCGACGCCACGCGGATCTGCTGCTGATGTCACCCGAGCACTACGAGGCGTATGACGCGGCGACGCTGGCCATCCAGCGCACCACCAACTCGTCAAGCGAACTCGGCAAGCTCGGTTTCTCGACGCTGGAGTACGTCGGCGGCGGCAAGCGGGCCGAGATCGTCCAGGACGGCGGCATCGGCTCCAACATGCCGGCGAACACGACCTATGGTCTGGACACCGACAGCCTGCGGCTCCGCTACAACCCCAGCCGAAACTTCGACAAGCTGTTCGAGGGCGACGGCCAGAAGCCGATCAACCAGGACGCGCTGGCGCAGTTCATCGGGTGGATGGGCGAACTGACCATGACCAACCCACTGTTCAACTGGCGCGCTTACGACAGCAACCCGGCTGCCTGATAGCGAGAGCCGCCTTCGGGCGGCTTTTTCTTCCCTCTTTCGAAAAGGAGCCTTTGATGGCTTACGCAATCGCAACCCCGTCTCTCGGTTATCCGAAGATCGGCGTCGTTCATGACTCGGCGTTGGTGCCTGTCGGCACGCAATGCCGGGCCTTCGACCCGACCTACGGTGAAGGTGAATTCATCTTCCTGCGCGGATCGGCCAGCATCTTCGCCGGCGCGCTCTGCTACTACAACGACAACGCAACGGCGGACACGGCCAAACTGACCACGACCTCGGGCGTGGTGGATGGCGGCTCGCCGGTGTGCGTCGCTACCGCCGCCATCATTGCCAACAAATACGGTTGGTTCCAGATCGGCGGCAAGGCGCTTGTCTACAAAACCGCAACCAAGATCGACCCGGCGTCGACGTTCAAGGTCTATCTGTCGGCTACGGCCGGCCGCGCGATGCCGACCTCGGTCGCCGGTCGTCAGGTGATCGGCGCCCGTTTCGCGGCGGCGGCGACCGTCACGACCACGACCTCGACCTGTGTCGTGACGCTCAATCGGCCTTCGCAGAAGACCGGCACGCTGGTCTGATGCTTCACATCTGCTGCATACGGGCGGGGGGGGCGTTTTCCCCCGCCTATGTGTCCAACCTCTTCGATATGGTCAGGCGCAACCTGGCCGATGGATTTGAGGGGGAGTTCGTCTGCTTCACGGACCAGCCGTACAAGCTGGATCCGGGAATTGTGGTGCGGCCGCTGCCAGCCATCCTGCCGGGGTGGTGGTCGAAACTGGCGCTGTTTCGGGCAGGGCTGTTCCCGGAAGGCGATCGGGTTATTTTCTTCGATCTCGACACGCTCATTACCGGGCGGCTGGACGAGTTGGCAGCCTATGACGGCCCGTTCGCGATACTGCGCGATTTCTTCCGGCCGAATGGCATGCAGTCGTCTGTCATGGCATGGCGCGCGGGTGAGCAGCAGGAGATTTGGGAGACCTACACCGAGGCCGGATGGCCGATGCACGATCCCGGCGGGGATCAATCTTGGATTGAGCGCCATGCCTGCAAGGGGCAGGTGCGCTTCCTGCAGACCCTGTTCCCGAACCTGTTCGTTTCCTACAAGCAGATCAATGGACCGCCGGAAAAGGCCTCTGTCGTAGTGTTTCACGGTCGGCCGCGCCCGCATGAGGTGGTGTCCGGCTGGGTGCCGGAAGTCTGGAAGATCGGCGGCATGAACCGGGCCGAGCTCGATGTGGTCTGCAATACTGCGCGCGACAAGCTGATCGCCAATGTCAACAGCGCCAGTGAGCGGGATCTGCCGTGGTTCGATACCGACAGCGAGCATGATGGCCATGTCTGCATCGTTGGCGGCGGGCCTTCGCTGACGGACTGCATGGAAGAGTTGATCTGGCGCAGGGAGAATGGCCAGAAGGTGGTTGCGCTGAACGGTGCGGCGAAGTTTCTGTATAAGCGCGGCATGGCCCCGGATGGGATTGTGATCGCGGATGCGCGGCCGGAGAACGCTGAATTCCTTGCCGGCCTGCCCAATGGCACCACGGCTTTCCTT